GCACGTTACGCAAACACTGGAGAATATAACTTCAAATATCCTTTGAGAAGGCGAGTCGCCAACACTCTCAAGAAAATCATCAAGGATGAAGCACTCATCGACACATACACCTTGTATGATTCAGTGCGTATCAACGCCAAGGTGACCACCGAGGGTAATCTCCGCATTCAGATTGTTGCTGCCTACTATTTTGGTTACCTGAACAATGGTACAGCAACCATTGCTCCATTCGATTTGGTTCAGAAATTCAACAACGCACTTGAGATGAATGGATTGATTGCTGAAATGTACGGAATGTATGTGGCTGACTTGGCGCAGAAGTTCCCAATCCTTGAGCTCGGCAATCTATTGCGTAAAAAACCGAAGGTCATCTATGACTTTGAGCCGTTATTCGGTGAATTCAACTACTCACTGGACTACTAAATTTCCAGCTCTTTTCTCATCGCCAAGAAATTAAACACAAGCACGAGCTTCATGTTGATGACTTGGTCGTATTTGGTGAGGTCACCGTTGCACATCGACCAGATAAGTTGCTCCCATCCCCATTTCTGCGATGACTTTTCACGCTCTGCTTCTTTCTTTTCTTCTGGGTCAGTGATGTCATCGATGTCATCCACCACTTGCTCGGTCATCAGATTCTTGTGACTGGTGATAAAGTTGTCTCTGAACTTGATATACTCGGTCAGCACACCATACATCTTGGTGATTGGGTGCTCCAGGAAGTAGTGCACTCGACTCGAGGTCTTGAAATCAGTTGACTCCCATTTTGCGACAACTCCATCCTCCACGATCTCGGGGATTCGATACAGCAGAGCGCAGATGTTTGGAAGATATTTGATGTAGTCACTCGTGAAGTAGTGCTCGAGGTCGATGAACTCACCGAGAGTTAGGTCAGTCATTGGCTTGAGATAGAACTTGCCAATCCTATCGGTATACAATTTGCTCGGCTCTGTGTAGAGCCACTGAAGGTCCTTGAATATCTCGGCTACCTCTGCGATGTCGAGGTCATCGAAGTCATCTGGTACGGCATCTGTGAGCGCACAGAGGATATCGATGTTGTGGTTGAATGCACCATCCTCTGCTTTGAGTTGGCGCAGCTCAATGAACTGCTCAAGACTGACTTCCTTCCACCCCTTGGGTAGTATTGGCTTGGGCATATTCAGCTATTTTCTCGGTCACAAATACAATGTAAGGAACGCAGAGCTCCGCTTTCTGTGTGCGAAATATTTTTGCTTTGTGCTTGAGGTGGGCATCGGCGAAGTGCTCGGTGTTGGATAGGTCACTGCGCTTGAACATGATTGCCATGATGTCACTGATGTAGTGGTTTGGCTTGGTGTTCACAATCTTCTCGATGAGCTTGGTCTCCTTCACTGATAGCTTGAGCTGTGCCTCATAGGTGAAGCCTTCCAGCTCGATGGTTGCCTGAGCTTCATTGGGTGTGTATGAATCGAGGTTGAATTCTTGCACGAGCTTGATGAACTCGCTGAATGGGTAGTCATCCCACATCTCCTCCTTGATGCCAAGATATTTGAACATCTCCACATACTTTTCAATGTTGTCGAAGTCTTGGTTATTAAGGATTTGGCTGATTTTTTCGAACTGCTCAATCGTGAGCTCGCTCATTTTGTTAGGAATCTCCTGGTCGAATATCTGTATCATAATACTAATTTTTGAACAAAGATAAAAAAAAAGCAATATAAGCATGACCAAAGACCTTCCAATTTACAAAATCACCATTGAGGATGAATATGCCGATGGCGAGAATTTGGGAATCGAAATGATAGCATTCACGAGTATGCCGGCCATAAAGGTTCGTGGCCTCGCATTCAGTAGCGAGAAGAAAATGCTTTTCGCTGATGATGTGAAATATCGCATCACTGCACCAGCCATGATACCGATGGACATCTATCGCAGAGATTCTGAAGAGGGTGACTATTATGTGCAGTTCACCGCTGATGTCATTGAGAAGATTCACGCCAAGTTTATGGCTGACCTCCGCAATCGTGACATCTTCAATCTGGAGCATGACACTGATAAGAAGGTCCCAGCCTACATCCTTGAAACATGGATCGTGGACAACCCAACCAAAGACAAAGCATTCAGCACATTTGGCATCGAGGTACCGGAAGGAACTCTCATGGTGACTGCTCAAGTGACTGACCCAGAGTACTACAACAAATTGGTTGAAGAGGGTCAAGTTGGTTTTTCCATCGAAGGCTTCCTTGGTCTGAAACTTTCGGAACAATTAAATCTTAATACAATGAAGTTACCTGATGGAGAGCACACCATTGAGGACAAAATCTATGTCGTGAAAGACGGCGAGGTTGTTGAAATCAAAGAGGTGGAAAAAGAACCAACTGAAGAAGTGGTTGAGGAAGAGATGTCAACTGAAGAGGTTGCAATGGAAGAAACAACAGTTGAAGAGACAACTGAAGAGTCTACCACTACCGAAGAGGAGATGGCTATCGACCCAGCAACAGACGCAGAAGCTATCCTTGCAATCGTCTTGCCAGTGATTGAGGAGCGTGAGAAGGCATTGATTGCCATCATCGCTGACCTCCGCAATCAAATGGAAGAGATGTATGCAGAGAAAGAAGAAGAGAAGGCAGAGGAGCAAATTGCCGAGGTTTCTATGAGCCAAAAATTTGCCGCATTTAAACAATTCAGTAATCAATAAAAAACAAATAAAAATGTCAAGAAAACTCCGTTTCGATTTGGATGTTGACGCATCCGCTTTATTGGCAGCGAACCCAGAGGCATTCTACTCTAAAGCATATTTAGCAGAAGAATCAATCGCTGACAACTACCGCCTTTTACCAGGTGTTAAATCAAAAACCAAATTAGCAACTGTGCTTTTTGGTAATGTATTGCAAGCATCTTCTTGCCCATTCGATGCTCCAACTGATGACTTGAGCGCAGTTGAAATCGATGTTTGTGCATTAAGCGCAATGGCTCAAATCTGTCAATTCGACCTTGAGCAATCATTCCTCGCCCTTCAAATGGCTAAAGGTTCAAATGGTGACTTTACTGTTGCTTCTTTCATGGATTTCTACTGGAATGAAATGGCTTTGCAAATCGGTCAAGACATCGAGCTTATCCGTTGGCAAGGTGACACAACAAGTGAGAACGCTACTTTGGCTCTTTGTGATGGTTACATCAAAGGCTTATTGGCTGACTCAACTGTCATCGATGTAAACAATACAACGGTAAATGCTGGAAACGTTTTGACAGAGCTTGCAAAAATCTTCGCAGTAGCTCCAGCTGCAATCGTGCGCAAGAAAGCTGACCTCCGCTTGTATGTTTCTACAAACATCGCAAACGCATACGAATTGGCTGCTGCTTCTGGCAACACCATGACTTATGTGACTACTCCATTGGCATTGACTTACCTTGGTGTGAAAGTTGTTGTTTGTGAAGGTATGCCGAATGACACTGCTGTCTTGGCTCTTAAAGGCTCGCTTATTTATGCATTTGATGCTGAAGGTGACTCTAAAGCGTTGAAAGCTGTCAACCTTTCTGACACTGTTGCTGAGCCGTACATCCGCACTCGTGCCAACATGAAAGTTGGTTTCACTCATGTGAACGGTGCTCAAATCGTACTTTACTCATAGTCAACTCAATTCGGGGGGTGAAATTCCCCCCATATTTTTTAACTAATTCAAAATCAAATACCTATGTCGTGCGAAGCTCTCGAATCCATTGTGAAGTCATGTGACAACAACAGTGGAGGCATTGAAAAAATTTGGATTAATCAACAAGACAACATTGCGTCATTCACTTTGGATGCAACCAACACTTGGACAATCGATGCGATCACTTTAGCTGGTGGTGCTCCTGACTATACTCCTTTCGAGATACGCAGAAACACTGGAAGCTATACTGAAGATGCAGCCATTGACCTTGTGAACGGTTCATCTTATGTGACAAAAACAATCTCGTTGATGTTCCACCGTCGTGACCAAGACAAATCTCAAGCAATCAAAATCTTGGGTGCTGGTCAGCAATACCTTAACGCAATCGTGAAGGATATGAATGGCAAGTATTGGTACTTCCCTTTCCTTCAGTTGAGTGCTGTTGGTGAAGGTTCTGGCACTACTCGTGCAGATGGTAGTAAGTATTCCGTTACACTCATCTCGGAAGATGCTTTCTTATCATATGAAATCGAAGAGGCTGCTGTGAATGCTGTCATTGCTTAATCAAAAATCAACCTACTATAAAGAGCCATCCACACCGGGTGGCTTTTTTTGTGAACAAAATTTGACCCTATTGCAATATAAGTAAATGATTTACATTAACAAGGGAGAGGTGAATTCAATTGTGCTGACACTGACAGAGGTGTCGACATTGAGCTCGCCATATTATTTGTTCGTTTTTCAGAACGAAATGAACCCAACATCCGACCCAATACTCTTCACAGCTCCAGACGACTCCGACTATCCAGAGAGATTCAACCTATTCTATTTGGATGAGCCCGTTGATGTCGAGCTAATGAAGGGACAATATACATACTCGGTGTATGAATCCACCATACCTCCAACAGAAATCAGCGACACTACTGGCGTTGTGATTGAAGAGGGCAGAATGGTTGTGAGTGGCGCATCGACATCATCAATTTACGATTAATCATGGGCATATTCGATAGATTCAGAGCACAAAAACCAGCAGAGATGGAAGTCATCTCGCCAAATTATGAGGCATTCAGCACACCATTCTTGAAAGTTGGTGGCGCAAACCTTTCTTTGCCATACGTCAACGGCAGATACACAACTGCTGGATGGATTTCATTTGGCCAAGACAATATGTATCCAGAGCTACTCAATCAAATGGTGTTCAGCTCGCCACTTCATGGTGCCATCGTGGACTACAAGACCAATGCTGTCATTGGTGGTGGCTTCGACATCAAAGTTGAGGGCGCAACAGCCAAGGATTTACTTGACCTCTACACATTCGAGAAGAAAATCAACATCAAAAAGATTGCACGAGCAGTCACTGAGCAGTTGGTTGTGCACAATCGTGTTTACTTTCGCCTGGTATTTGATGAGAAGATGAAGCTCAAGAGAGCTCATAACGTATCGCCAGAGAAAGTGAGACGTGGTCGTCAACCAAATCAGTACTTCATCTGTGAGGATTGGTCGGCTCGAATCAATGTGCAAGAAATCAAGAGACACCATCCGACTTGCACTGACACAGAGCAGTTGTTTGTCTATGAGGTTGAGACCCTTGGTCAAGATTGGTATCCGCTACCAAAGTACAGCTCTGCACTTAACTTTGCATTTTTGAGTGGCGACCTGTCATTTTTTGCAAAGAGCAACATCCAGAACAGCATCTTCCCATCCTTTGCGATCATGTTCCCAAAACGTCCGCAATCGGAAGAAGAAAAGAACGTGCTCAGAAACACTATCGACAAGCTCAAAGGAGCTCAGAACGCTGGCAAGACTGCCGCATTCTTTGCGAACTCACAAGACCAGCTTCCAAAGATTGAGAGCATTCCAACCAACTCGAATGACAAGCTCTTCCAGGAAGCATCCGCACTCAACACAGAGCAAATATGCTTCGCTCACACCATCGACCCAATCTTGATGGGTGTCCGCACCACTGGCTCGCTTGGTTCTGGTAGCGACATCAAGCAAGCATATGTCATCTTTGAAAAGAATGTCGTGATGCCGCTCAGAGAGCAGGTGCAAGATATCTTCAATGAGATTATGCATATCGCCAAGCTCGGATTCGCTGACTTCACGATCAACAACTTCCAAATCATCAATGAAACCATTGTTGAGCGTGATGAACAAATGGCGCATATTATTGATTCATTAAATAGCCTTGAGCCATCAATTGCTCAAAAAGTTATTGAACAAATGACGCCAAATGAATTAAGAGCACTTGCTGGACTTCAACCAATTCAAGAACAAATACCTCAAGCGTAATGTTGTATTTTATCACAGAAAACTATCTCAAGACCAACACACCAATCACCGCCAATGTGGATGTGACTGATGTATTCCCATATGTAGCCACTCAAGCACAGCTCCGAGTGATGCCGATATTGGGCACCGTATTCTACAACCATTTGCTCGAGGCATACAACGATCAGACTCTCACACCTGAAGAGGAGCAGCTCGTGCTGTTCATTCAGCCGGTCATCGCATGGAGGTCCGCTGAAGATGCAGTCTTTGGCTTGACGTATCAGCTCAAGAACAAGGGACTCCAGCAACAGAGTGGTGATTTCTCACAGCCAGTCTCTCGCAGCGAAGTTGCATTCGGCATGGAGCACTATGCACAGAAAGCATCTTTCTTTGAGATGCGCCTCATCAGATACCTGGTAAAAAACCGAGCAGAATATCCTATCTTCATCAGCCATGAGAATCGTGACACAGACCTTCGCCCACAAATTGAGTGCGTGCAGTGCATCGGTGACTGCTTCATGAATGGTGCCTGGAATTGTGGCTATCCACGCAACAACGGATACAACAACCAAATCCTTGTCATCTGATGAAAAACAGCCTTTTTATTTTGACCGCTTCATTCGTTACAATACTCGCACCAGTACAACCAATGGTGTTGATTGCCATTCTTGCTATATTCATTGACACCATCTTCGGAGTATGGCGCAGCGTAAAGAAAGGAGGCTGGAAAGCATTCAAATCTCGCAGACTATCTGACACAATCGGTAAGTCATTGCTCTATTGTGGTGGCATCATCTTCACATTCCTCATTGAGAAGTACATCGCTGGTGATATCATCGCTCACTTCATCGCAGTTGAGCTCATCATGACAAAATTTGTGGCTTTCTTTTGCGTGATAGTGGAAGTCAAAAGCATAAACGAATCATATGAAAGCGTGACCGGCAAGAACATCCTGGCAGCAATGCGTAGATTCGTTACACGATCTAAAGCAGAACTCGATAAATGGAATTAGACATCTCCAAAATCAAGCAAGTTAGGCTCAAAGAGTCGCAGTACTTTGCTGAGGAGTCAGCCAAGACTCAAATCTATTTGCACCACACTGCTGGCAACGGCAATGCAGAGGCAGTGAGTAGGTATTGGAACGGCACCAGCGATAGAGTAGCCACTGCTTTTGTGGTTGGTCAAGATGGATTGATTGTGCAGTGCTTCAGCTCAAAGCATTGGGCGTGGCATCTCGGCATCAGCAAAGCAGAATTCAAAGGTCAAGGTGCCAAATATCAAAATCTTGACAAGGCTTCTGTTGGAATCGAGGTATGCAACTGGGGATATCTCAAGGAGAAAGATGGTAAGTTCTACAACTATGTGAACGCTCGAGTGCCTGAATCTATGGTGACCACCTTGGACGAACCATTCAAGGGATACAAGCATTGGTACAAATATACCGATTCACAAATTGAAAGCACTCGACAGTTGCTGGTGTATCTCTGCGATACCTATAACATACCGAGAGAATATAGAGCGCAAATATTTTCGCTTGACAAGGATGCATTCAAGGGCACTCCTGGCATATATACTCACAACTCTGTGCGTAAAGACAAGAGCGACATATATCCATGCCCGAGAATGATTCAAATGCTTGAGAACTTATGAAGATTCTGTCTCTAATATTGGCAATATTTGCGACAAGTTGCACAGCCAACTATCATCTGCGCAAAGCAATTAAGAAAGGATACCGCTGCGATGAGGTTGGAGATACCATCCGTATCACATCAATCGACTCGATTCCATACGTTGT